AAATCGGCACTTGAAAGCCAGTACCAGCCCCAGTCTGACCCGTGATTGTAATCATCTTGCTGTACAAATAAGCAGGGACAACCGCAGGAGTTGATTTATAGGTCTTTGAAGCAAAGATACCAACTAATTTAACGGTGTAATCACTCGCTTCGATATCGTAGATAATCACGCTTGAGTTTTCGACAGTCTGCTTAACGGTCTGAATAGTCCCAGCAAAAACAACGTTACCGTCCTCTTTTACTTTTACATCTTGATTATATTGAGGGTTAAAAGTCACACCTTCATAAACAAATACTCTGAAATTAACAGTATCAATGATTTCATCCTTATTCGACTCAACGGCAAAACTCTCCCAGTCGATGAGAGATGTCTTATCAATATTGTCGATTAAAACTTGTAGCATATTAATTGGTTAATTTTGCGTTAGCTCCGACCATCTGACCAACTTTATTACTGACTAAATTGGCTAGAGCTTTAATACCAGCGTCACCGACTACATTGCCAGCGTTGATATTTACGGTGACCGCTGTGCTTGCTGTTGCCCGTTTATCAGTGCCACTAGCTAGAGCGACACTCGATGAGCGTTGACCTGCTTTGGCTCTAGCGATTGCGTCCGCTAAAGCGTTGTAGTAAGCGATTTCTTTATTTACACTATCAGCCGTTTGCTTCTCGCCTTGAGCAAGAAATTTATCAGCCTCTTTTAAAGCTTGCTCCTGTAAGGCTTTAACCGTTGCCTGTTTAATCTGCTCGGCAGTCAATTCTTTTTGGAAGCTTTCCATCTTGTTATTAAACTCATCTTGAGCCAATAACATTTTCTTGTTGGTCGTTTCTAAGGTCTTTTCAAAATCAGTTAAGTTGTTGACTCGTCTTGCGTCCGCAACTTTATCGCCGTATGCGATTAAAATTGTGCTATGAGCCTCTAGAGCCTGTTTCTCTTTATCGTAAGTTGCCTTTTGTGCGTCTAGTTCGGTTTGAAGTTTAGCCATCTCCTGATTATGGCTCACGATATTATCAGAAGTTACCGACTCGTTCATCTTGGTGTTATAGTCAGCTTTTTTCTGTGATAATTCTTTGGCTAAATCAGCGACCTTAGTTTCTTGGTCGGCATAGGCTTTAGCTAAATCTTCTTGGTCAGAAAATTTATTCAAAGCGTTCTCGGAACTAAGCTGACCCATCTGGGTTTGAATATCAATAATCTTCTTTTGAAGTTCATCAAAAGCGTCCACCCCCTTTAAGACGGTATCTTTCATCTTGTCCTTTAACTCCGTCATCTTCTGAGCGAGTTCATCAACCCCAGCCCCAGCGTTACCCGTTGCATCTTTAACGTTATTAAAGCCGTCCTTTGCTCCCTGAATATCAAATTTCAAATTGTTTGCTCCCTGCGTTCCAGCAAACATTTTCTTAATGCCAAATTGTAATTCACCGACACTCTTGCCAGCCTCCTGAGCGTTATTATTAAAAGCGTCCATACTCATAGATAAGCCAGAAGTATCAATCTCGTTTAAACTAGCGAGTGTGTTTTTTGCTCCCTCGAAGTTACCGCTAATACCCTCAAACATCGCCTTAAAAATAAGACCCAAGTTCTTAGCGAAATTTTTAAAATTGTCCCAGACTGTTTTAACAAAGTTCCAAGCGATATCGCCGACTAAGATTAGCCCAGCTCCGAAGTTGCCGAAGATTTTTATAATCGTCCATACGGTCTGACCTAAACCGATTAAGAAATTAGATACGACCGCTAGAGTATTGCCCATTATGTTTGCTCCCTGCGAGTCAGCGATTAAAGCGTCTAGCAGTCCCATCCCTGCGTCAGCGACCGAGTTAATCACGGGCAAGAAGCCACCGCCTAAACCTTCTTTGACTTCGTTAAATTTCTCCTTCATTATGGCAGTCTTACCCTCAGTCGTTTTTGCCCAATCTTCAATCGAGGTCGTTGCTTTCTTTTGAATTGCGTCTAACTGTTCGGCAGTCGTTGCCCCATCTTTTAAGTTAACCTTATATTCCATTAGAGCTCTTGTGCCTTTACCGACTAAAACCTTACTGAGATTATCAACGTTGGACTCAAGTGTTCCATAACCCGAAGCGGTTAGGTCTAACGCCGTTTTCATTAAGTGTTGGCTCTGTCCTACGTCACCAGTCGCTTTTAAGAACTTAGCGGTATAAAGTGTCGCCTGTTCATTATCAACGCCGTATTGAAGCAAGGAGTTGCCGTAGCTAAGCGTGGCTTGTCTGGCTTGCTCAGTTAGATTTGGGATGGAGTTTAAGACGGCATTATATTTAACCGTAGTCAGTTCGGCTTCTTTGGCTAACTCGATACTCTCCGAGATGAAACCACTCGCCATACGGAACGCCCCTTTTGCTAAGTCCCACATTGCGACACCGTTAAATACCGCCTTCGACATCGAGCCTTGGGCGGTATTTGCTTTATCACTGGCTGTACTGACACCACCTAAAGACTTAGTAACATCGTCTAGCTGTTTACTGGCGTTATTTACTGCGTTGATTGCTATCTCTAGATTTTTTTGGTCAGCCATATAATTTTATTCTTTGTTATTTACTTCCTGCTCACAAGCGATTATTTCTAGAAAGACTTGAAGCTTATAATTATCTATCTCGTCTAACTGATTAGGAGTCCAGCCGAAATGCTTACATAGTCGATATTCGACATACTCCTCAGGAACATCAGGGACACTTACCCCACTTAGTAGCTTGTAGATAGTGTCCGTTAAGCGTTTGGGAGTTCTGGGTTGACTAATAAATTTACTTCCTTGCTGATGATATCAAAGTCACGAGTATCAAGAGCGTCAAAATCATTAACGGTTAGATTTAATTTTTCAACACCGCCGATGATTAGTTTCTCAACTAGTAAAGTTAAGGCTAAATCGTTAGCGTCCTCTAAGGCTTTCATTGATAAGCCGTCCGTTTTCATCTTACCGCCTTCACCTTGGTTCATCACTGTGCCTCCGAACAATAGGTTTTTAATTCGCTTCTTCTCGCCACGGGAACAAAAGTCTTTGATAACGGCAACGTCCGTGCCGTTTGATAATTTGATTTCTTTCATAGAGTTCTTTTCTGTCTAAGGTGGAGTTAGTTAGACAAATAACCACTCCACCAAAGAACTAATTTATTAATTAATTTATTTTAAACACCAGTTGAATAACCAGCGGTTAAATTTCTTAGGGTTAAAGAAAATAACTTAGCGTCAGTTGCGTTCCAATAGCCTTTAAAATCAACATCCTCAGTGATGATATCTTCGGCGTTACCTTTCGGTGACCAGTTAGTAACCTGAGCTTTATTCAAAGTTAAGATTATTTGTGGGTGATTAGTAGCGTCAAGCAATGCGTCACCAACGATAGCGATTTGAATATACTTCGCTGTGCCGTTTTTAAACATTGTTTCGTAGGAATTATCAACAAAGTTTTTGCTGATTGAACCTTCGATTGACATCTTAGTCGCAAGCACCTCAGTAGGTGGTAAAGAACCAAGGCAATGATTGGCTTTTGAGCCGTTATCAAACTTAAACTTAAAGTTAGTGGCTAAGACAGGAGTTGCCCCAGTTAAACCAGCTAAACTGTCCGCCATCTTGATAGTCACTTCCTTACCGATGAAATCATACTCACTCGTTGAGTAAGTTGGGCTCTTAGTATCAGCGACACCTCCTCTACCGATTAAGTTACCGCTAAACTTCACGTAATCTTCGACACTGCCTGAGATTTCAAGGCTTGATACTTGGCAACCGTTATAACCTTCTTGTTTTATTCCACCATCTTTTAAGAATAAAGAAAGGCTAGGATGTAAAGCGTCAGCGTCTAAGATGAAGTCGTGGTCTTTTACATTGGCTAAAACCGCAGTTGTAGTCGGAGCACCGAGTAAAGAAGCCAGTAAATAACCGATACCGTCAGCGTGGACGTGACCAGTAATTTCACCTTCTACCCAAGTTTTCACAACTCTGTGACCATCAGCGTCAGCAAAGGAATTGTGTTGACTCTTATCTTCGACTTTTGCGATTTTTTCTCTAAAGGTTGTAGTTAAATACTTCAACCATTTTTGAGCAGACGCACCCAGAGTGCCACGAGTAGCCTCTATGGAAACGCCGACTTCAATTTGCTTTCCGATTATTTCGCTCATAAAATTTATCTGCCTATTCTAGTTTGCGTTAGTTTCCTAGAATAAGTTGTTTATTAAATCTAATTATTAGTTAACATTTTTATTTCAATATCAAACTCACCGATTGCCTGAATACCTTTGTCATTATCGCTCTTGATAATCTTGCTTAAATCTATCTTCGCCCAAACCCGATGACCATCAATCGAGTTTAAGTTCCAGTTCGAGTCAAACGCTTCCATCACACTATCGCACGAGTTAGGTAAGATAGTTTCAAACAGCGTTTCAGTATCGGCGGTGGTAGTAATTCCAGCAACGACCCAAAGTTTAAAACGATATACTTTAAAATTTTGCTGACTATTATTAAAACTGTTTTCGGTTTTATCAGGGAAGAAGATAATCGCTGGGTAATTCTCTGGTTCTTCGGTCGGGTAAGCGAACACGTCCTTAAATCTTTTAACCGATACGCCATCAACTTCGAGCGTGATAGTATCAATAATGCTTTTGATTTGTTCTATTAGTGATGTAATTATCATAGTTGTCTTATAACATTATCGAGTAATTCTTTTTCCAGCTTCTCAATCTCGGACTTCTTATCTTGAGCTACGAAATCAAGCCACGGTCTTAACTTCACGCCTCGCTTGTTAACCAGTTGACCATCTAAACCGTGAACGTAGGGAGCGTACCAAGCTGTTGGCTTAATGCTTCCACTCCACGGCGTAACTGATACTTCGTGACTGGCTCTTAAGCTTCCGCCGTTTACCAGTGCCACAGGCGAACCGCCACCGCTACTATTCATCGTCCAAGGGTTATTTTGTATTCCGCTACGGTACTGAGCCATCGCTCGCTGAATAAAATTTGACACTTCCTTAACAACTATGTCGGGGGCTCTCTTGAAACTGGCAATTAACTCCTTACATCCTTTAGTTGTTATTGAATAACCTGCCATATTGTCTTGTAGTGAGTTTTATTTAATAACTTGCTCAAGTATGAGCTCTAGATGTTTAACGTTCCCTACGGCTCGTTTTGAGCTTCCTTTGACGTAATAGTTATTGCCCGACTCAGTGATTTTATCTCCGACCTTCACGTTGGTATTAATATCGCACCAGACCGAGAAAGCGAGGCTACTTGCCATATTGTAGTTCTGAGCGAGTTCGAGGCTCGATTGCTGAATATGCCCCTTGAACGTCCCGACTACTTCTAAACTGCTTTGCTCCCCCTTTGATACTTGCCGACTATTCTGAAATTCAGTTGTGAAAAAATTATTTATCATATCTGTATATTTTCGTACTGCTTCATTATCGCTTTTAATTTATCAAAGTTGTCCCAATCTTTATCGCCGTAACTGACTGAATAATTGCCGATACTTTCTGATTTAAGATTGTTGCTTGGTAGTTGAGCGTTATACATCCCACCAGCTAAAGCAGTCGCAACGAAAGTGATATCAGCAGGTATAGCTTTCCAGCCCCACTTAGCAGTAACTTTGATATTCTGATAGCCCTGAAAGAAAGCGATGTAACGTAAGATTAATTTTCTAATCGGTACGTTAGCCTCGTTCGGGTAGGTCTTATACTCGGTATCAGGCACTTCGGTAAAGTTATCACCCCACTCATCAGTCGCAACTTCGAGCTTAGTAATCTCCGCACAGTCACTAATTAAGAGTTCACGGCAACCGTTACCGTCAAACAATCTAGCCGTTTCAGTTTCATCAGGAGCAAATATGCGACCAGTCGTATTTTCAATCAGCTCTTGAGCCGACAAAATATAGGACGTTAAGTCATCGCTAATCGTACCGCTTCTTAGAAACGACTCAATCAACGCTTTGGATGTATAGCCCCTGCCTATTTTTGCGACTTCTGGCATATAAGATTATTTACTTTTTTCTAAAACTTCACTCGACTTCATAGACGCATTTTTAGTGGAAGATTTTAATTCCAACTTGTCGTCTTTAAGTTCCTTCTGAGAATAAACTGTCTGACCAGTTTCTTTGTTTTTATAGATGTAGTTATAAAACATAGTGTTTATAAATTAGTTTCTTAACTCTAGCGAGCCGACTAGCCTAAGCTAATCGACTCTAAGAGGTTAGGAAGCAGTACCAGTCTTTAACACAGCCACGATTTGTGGTTGGATGTTAAGAGAACCAACACGTTCTACCCAACGGACAGCTTCACGGTCAGTAGTAATTAAGTTAACGTCAGCATTACCTTCAACGTTCTTAACCATACCAGCGTCAAAGCGTTTAGCCTCCATCGCACCTTTGTTACCAAAGATACAAGCTTGGCGTAAATCACCGTAGATAACAATTTTCTTACCAGCACCAGTAGTAGTGGCTTTAGGCAATACTTCACTTAAGACGTAAGGCTTGTTCCAAATAGTAGATGGTAAAGAAGCGGTTGGAGATTGGTAGATATATTCACCAGTTGTAGATTTCAACTTTCTGATGATTGATAGAATAGTACGGTGGAAGTAGTACTTAGCATTTGCCTGAGCAGATGTAGGGACAGCGTCCTGTAAGTCTAACAATTCCTCAGCGGTCATATCAGTAGCACTTACCTTAGTAGCAGGTAAAGCAACGGACACAACACCTGTATCGTTTAAGATACCAGTAAAACCACCATAGGTAGCAGTACCATCACCGATGAAGAAAGCTTTATCTTCGGCTTCCGCAAACTTTTCAGCAACACGAGAACCTAAGAAAGCAAATAAATCAATTTCCTCATCTTCAAGTAATTCACGAGTCAAAGTAGCAATAGCTCCTAATTTCTTAAGAATTAAAGACTTTTGACCTAAAACAGCTTGAGTAGAACCGATAACAGCACCTTCATCAACCCAGTAAACGGTTACATCAGTAACTAGAACGTTACCTCTATATTCGTTCTTGGAAAGAGTCAAGTTTGTCATTTCTCTACGAGCAACACCAAATTCAGTGATGTAAGATACGATTTCAGCAGAAAGTTCACGGTCAACTACGTAACCACCGTAAGGTGAACCAGTAGCGTCAGTTGTCATTTCTTTTAATAAAGTATCATCACCGTATAAGGCTTTACAGAAACCTTTAAACTTTTTATTTAAAGCTTCACGGACTGGTTTAGCGTCCTTAGAGTAGATACCAGCTTGTTTGTTGATAGCTTCTAATTGACTCTTAGACCAATCTTTCATTTCTGATTTGATATCAGCAACGGCTTCGCCCAATAGTTTTTTCATTAACCCTTTGGTTTCTTCGGACTTGTCAGCTTCTTCTTCTGGCAAAGCGTTAACTTCCGCCACTTCATCAGCTACAACTTCCGCTTCTTCGCTAGGCATTTCTTTAACCATCGCAACTAAGTTTGCTTTTTCAGCTTTAGTGGCAAAACCTTTAGCCAATAAAGACTTGATTAATTTTAGTACGTTCATATAACTTTTTATTTAAGGGTTTTTTTAAAAGCAAGAAGTTCTTTAACGCATTTATTTACGATAATCTTGTTATCAAGTTTATCGTCTAGGCTGATGTGGTCGCCGACCTTTAGTTCTCCACAAATTAGCTTAGTAGCGTTGTAAATCTTGTTTAAAGCCCTTTTTCTTGTATCAACTTCACATTTGACAATCTCGTTTAAGAGGTCGTCAGCAGTTTTCTTGATTGAATTATTAATGACCTCGTCAGCGATTTCTTCTGGTATCTGTTCAATCGGTGCGTCCTCGATATCTTCAATATCTTCAACTACTTCTTCTTCACCCTCTCCCCCTTCACCTTCACCAGCACCCTCTGGTTGCTCAAGTTCAAGTTCATCCCCTGAACCATCACCGTCTTGAGGTTCTGGTGCGTCCCCCTCACCGCTAGGTGTAACATCTTTAGTTGATTTACCATATTTTTTTTCGTAAAGTGCTTCGGCATTAGCAGGTACAGACACCGCACTAATCTCTAACAATTCACTTTCGATTATACGTTCAAACTTATCATCGAACTTCTTAGGAATAAACCCAACGCTCGAAGTATTTAAGAAGCCACCCTCTGCTAAATCTTTCGCTAATTGTCCGAGTGGGTTAACAGTGGCAAAAATAATATCACCTTCTAACACGCCCTTAGCCTTAATCTTATCAATACGACCGATGATTTTCTCGATAGAATTGTAGTTATGACTGTCTAAATAAACTGGGTTGTTTTTAAAATTCTTTAGTAACCAATTCTGCTCAACAATATCGCCGTGGCGGTCAACGCTCGCAGTCGAGAAGATAGCGTGATATTTGTTATCGCTCTCCGCTGATTTAACAAACTTAGTGTTAACAGGAACAGACAAGCCCTTATAACCTTTGGCTTTCATCTTTTCCCAAAGCTCACTCAAGTTCTTCACTTTGTTTTTCTCCAACGATTTGTTGTGTAGTTGATAAAACTTCTTCATATAAAATTATGTTTATTCTAGTAATTTAGATGGTACAATGACAATTTATTACATCCTCTGGGCTTCCTGCTGGGTCACCTGGGAACATTAAGCCATTAGTGAACGGACTGTTTAGCGGTTGTTCCTCTCCATCCATTGCTTCGTGTTCTTCTCTTGGACTATCGGACGCAGAGTGAACCCAAATCTTTATTCTCATCCCAACTTGGTCATAGCCGTCTAGGGTTGATTTACCCATAATGCCGTTAGTTTCTGTGCGAGCGATAGTGAAGGCTCTGCCTGTTGTAATATCTTTATACGTCCCCTTAATGCGAGTTGCTAAATCTGAAAATGTTTCACCTGAACTGACACTCTCAGCAAACTGGGTCTTAAGTTGGTTAAAGGTTGTTTCATTAACCTGCTTTAAGAAAATCTTAGCCTTATTATCTAACCAACTGTGAAGGTTGGCGTTTAGGTTGAAATCTCTTTTACCGCCGACTAGATTGATTGCGTCTTGTCCTGACTTTCTAGCAATCTCCATCATCACTGGCATTAAGCGTTTTACGCCGATAGATATTTCCATATCGACATCAAACAAATCTTCAACGTTGGCTTTATTATAGGCTCGAACATATTTGTTAACCTTTTCAATTACCCGTTCTCTTTGGCTTAGAGCATAAGAGTTGAAGGCTCGTTTAAAAGTCAGTTCGTTCTTATCTGCCTTCTTTAAAAACTGATTATAGTATTTGGCTCTAAACTCTTTATTTTGAAGGGGGTGAGCAAACGCACCTTTAGCATTAGGGTCAGCTGGTGTTGGGGCAGGTGTAGCCTCAGCAACGGGCTCAGCGGTTACACTGCTTAGAGTTGTCATATTAAACGGTACTAAGACATCATCGCCACCCTCGCCTTCGATTGGGTCACGTCCAAAGATTTCTCTTATCTCATTAACGCTTAAGTATTTACCAAAGCCATTTTCGGCTAATTTAATTTTTGCGTCTATATTCTCTGGGGTCTTATCAACGATATCTAATTTAAAATCAGAAGCTAAATCAACATCCGAGTTTAGTAATGTGCCGATTGATTTTTGTTCTGGTAAAATGGTTTCCTTTAAGAACGAACGAAGGGCAAGGTCAGCGTTATCAAACGTACTGCCTTCGGCTAACGCTAAAAGTGGCTTAGGTACTTCGGTTAAGATACATAAATCATCAAGCGTCATTTTCTTGCCTTCTAGATAGCCTAACTCCGCTGGGTTAAGACCCAAATTGTTAACCTGAACGTCACCACCCAAAAACATCGGAGCACCCGTGCGTTTAGCCTCGGCATATTTCTCCGTATATTTTTCTCGAAGTTCCTCAGTCTGTAATTTAGTAAGCTTATCTCGTTCCTTAAACGAAATGACGGTGTCTAACTTACCGCCGTTCTTTAAGATTTCATATTGTAGTTTCTCAATTTCAAGTGAGCTAGAGATAGTTAAGATACCAGCCTTTAAAAGCGAAATACCCTGACGGATGTCACGGGGGTTAGGTCGGCGGTCGTAAATAATTTCATCTATCTCGTAACGCTGTTCGCTTCCACCCTCGGTAGTGTAAGTGTAATAGGAGATTGTGCCGTCCGTATTGTAATACTTCTTAACGCCCATCGGCATTAGTAAGTGAAGTTCACTAACTTTAGACTTAGCAAATAACTCCGCCCCTTTCTTCTTCCAAACATAAACTTCACCGAAGATATCTTTGTACTTCTGCCACATTGAGAAAAATTGGCTTTGAGTCATTAACGGGTTTGGTTTTGCTAACAGTTCTAGTATCGGAGCATTAACGATTTCAGTGTCGCCTTTCTTAGCGGTAAACTCAATCTCACCAACTTTAGTCGCACGTTTTTCTAACGCCTTATTGATGTAGATTGATTTTTCGTAAGCGGTTAAGTAACTGATGTTTACGCCCTTCGCCCCACTTTGAAACAACAAGTTAACCTTGTCGTCTGATGTACCAACTAATTGTTCGAAAGCTCCTTTTATTCTAGAAATAAAACTCATAGTATTTTTGGGTAACTAAAACGAGCAAGTGCCTAAAATAAGTTTTAGCTTATTCCTAGCAGTTGCTCGTTATTAGTTCTTCTATACAACGGGCGGTTGTAAGAAAACCTAGCTAGTATCTTATGCGAGATGACTCTCGTGTAGTTTAAAAATTCGATACTAATTCGGCTATTAAATTTGGAAACAAAACCTTGACTCTCTAATTATACCAAAATATAAATATACCGTCAATAAATTTTAGGTAGCTTCATTGACTTTGTAGCACCGCTTAGTCGTGGAGGCTTCCACTCGCACAACTTTTCCGTCTTTTACGATGAGCTCAAGAGTCAGAACGCCGAACGGAGTGAACTTACACTCGTTAGTAATGATATCAATGATTTCTTTTTCGGGTTGTGACATAGATTATAACCATCCGATAAACGGAGGCTCGTAAAATGTTAATGCTAAAGCGTCAGCGTAGTCGGGTGATTTCTTATGTCTGCGTCTTACGAACTCCTTAGGTTCTAAGATAATCTTACGTTCTCCCGTCTGTATTTTCCACTTAATCCAAAATATCTGCTTCATATCGGTGCTGTCGTCAATCTCTCCACCAACTAAACACCAGTCCTTTAATCTCCAAAATAGCTCAGCCTTGATGTTAGCGTAGGTTGCGTCATCATCTGCTGGCATACCGACTGATACGCTATTAACGGCGTGACCTAGTTCAATCAATCTATCGCAGACTCCTCGACCAATACCAATATCATCAATCGCAATATCTTCGTCTAATATGTCAAACTCCTCAATCAGTTCTTCAACTACGGTCACGTTTACCATCGTATCACGCACGTTAGTCATCCGAGCAATGAAGGCTAAGCCACCCTTACGCACGATGAAGGGGCTCTTATCACCACCGCCACCGATATCAACGCCTAGCTTGACTCTAGTCGGCTTCACGCCTCGACTAAGTTCGTCCTGTGTCATTTCAGCAAAGAGTCGCTTAATCTCTGCCACAGGCTTAAATTTGACCTGCTCAGGGGTAAGCAACTGACGGTAGCCGTCCTTATCTAACTCATCCAGCGGTGGAAACTCGCACTTATATAAAATCGAGTAGAGGGGCTTAGTGCTGGCTTCATCTAAAAACTCTTGGCTATACCGCCCTTCGGACACGGCAATCACATCATCAATGAAGATACGGTGATAGGCTGGGTTTTCCCAACTCTTTTTAAAATGGCTATATGGCTCAGCGGAATAGAAGGGGTTACCAATCTTACAGTAGAAGCCGTCCGCTCCTTTACCAGCAATCATACGGAAGATGGTTGCCTCGTTATTATCACTAATTAAATTATACTCATCGCCGATAACAATCTTCGAGCCTAGACCCATAGCTGACTCGATTGATTTATTCGAGTTCTTTTCTTGGGATGATACCACGAAAATGCCACCGCCATTATTTAAGATAATTCTGGTCTTGCTATCTTCCTGACGCAGTCTGTCTAATCGGGTGTTCTTCTCAAGTCGAGTGGCAAAGAACGGAGCGTCACCTAAATGCTCAACGAAGTATCGCATTGTTAGTTTTGCCTTCTCGGTTGATGGAGCAACTACGGCGACTATCTCTCCCTGAACACAAGCGATGATAATACAAGCCAGAGCTACAAACAAAGTCTTACCATACTGGGTAGAGCAGATGATTTGAACCCTCTTGTTGTCCCTAAAGATTAAAGCGTCAAAGATTACTAACTGTCCGTATGAACAAACCTCATCCGCTGGTTGCCCTTCAATTACAAAACTATGTAGTAGGGTTTTCAGGGCGACTCTCCTCGACTCGCTTAGTTGGGGTAGTATTGGTTTGAACATCTTTTATCATAGCGTTCATTTGCTCTAAAAGTTCTCGACTCTCTGCTCCGCCTTCATTGACTTGAAGTCTTTGCTGGTAATCAGGGTGTCGGTGCTTTAAGAAAAAACACATCGCCTTTAAATCTTTCTTATTGTAAATCTTAGTTTTTAAAAACTCATCCGTGTCCTCAAGTATCTTACTCTCACAGTTTAAAAAGTAATCGCCGAAGGTCATACCGTTGCTGTCATCTAAAATAGTATTACTATCACGCCACGCATAAACGGTCTGCCTGTTAAAGCGACCGAACTTAGATGCTGGTTTAAGTTGTCGAAATTGTAGTGTCGCCTTGCTGAGGTTTCCGTAACACGCAATATAGAACGCTAAGAACTTAATCTTGTCCGCTCTGGTGAACA